TCCATTGCTTCAACTCTGTCAAAGTTGGTGGTCGTTTGCGAATTTTATCAGGGATTTTGGAACCGCCTTTTTTATCCTCAATAAAATCGATATGCCGTTTTGCTTTCTCAACTTTTATCCACGCTTTGAAGTCTTCGATGAGTTTTGCATCCGAATTCCATAAATTTACTTGAGCAAAAGCAGTTCCGCCTTGCTTCGATATATCGACATCCCAAAAATACTTGTCACTTAATTTAGAATTGCGCGGACGGATAACAATTTTTGATGTGCAGTTTTCAGTTAATTCTTTAACAAAATCTTGATAATTTTCTTCGTATTCAAAGTTTGTGTACTGAAGTAGAGTGAAGAAGTCTTCGTTTTTCAGCGTAACAACTGCGTCGTCTTGAAGCCCAAATAGCGAACTGTTGCTTTCTTCAATCGGAACAATCGGATTTTCGAGTAATGCTAAAACTAGTTTTTTTGTGCTAGCTTGCATATTAGCAATGGTATCTGCATCAAGAAGATTCAACGGTAAATTACAGAAGTTAAACAATTCATAACGTTTTTCAAGATTGACAAACCATTCTTTGCTGTCAAATTGAGCAACAGCATCGTATTTGGCAAGTGAGAACTCGCTTGGTATTTTGGTTAATTTTTTCATGTTATTCGTCTGAGGATGTACACATTAGGAAAACTAGCGCAGCAACTAATTGGGAGTTCCGCGCCAGGACGGCTTTTACAGCGTAAGAGATTTTTCCATTGTATCGTTTAGGACGGCTCTCTTGTGGTCAGTTCCTAGATGAGCATAGCGATCAGTGCTTGCAAGGCTTTTATGACCTAAAATCTCTGCGATTTCCTTCAATGTTCTGCCGTCACGCGCCAATGTTGAAGCCGTATCGTGCCGCAAGTCATGCCACCGAAATTTTGTGATATTAGCGGTTTTTAAGCAATTCGCCCATTGCTTTTTATATTCCATCGTCTTTTCTGGATTTGTCGTCGAGGGAAACAATAAACCGTTGCCAACAGCGCGATATTTTTTCAGCTCGCTGAGAGTAATGTTCGGAATAGGAGTGTGTCGTGGTTGCCCATTTTTGGTATCCGATAAAAGTGCTAATCCTTTATCGAAATCAATATCGCACCATCTCAATCGCTCCAGCTCACCTTTTCTCATGCCTGTTGTGAGTGCCATCAGAACTTTGATGTAAAACTTACCGCCTATCCCTTGAGCCGCACGAATTAACCTTGGTTTTTCATCGTCTGATAAATAACGCACAATTTTGTTATCGAGCTTGAGTGAGCGAACTTTTTTGCAGGGATTTTCATCAATGTATTGCTCCGATACTAAATCATCTTCTTGTTGCAAGCAGGCATAGTCCATTACTGCGGATAATACGGCAAGATGTTTGTTGTAGGTTGCAGGAGCTTTGGCGCGTTTGAGTTTGAGCTTTTCGCGGATTAAATCAGGTGTGATGTCGTTGAGTAGGGTTTGTGAGAGCTGATTCGTCCACCATGTGACTAATCGAGCGCGATCATGATCTTTTCCAGACCACCATGACATATACTCGTCTGCAAGACGACTAAAAGGGATATTGCAAGGATGAATGCCTTTAGCTTCGCATTCTTGGTATTCAATGACTGCACGATTACCCCAAGTACGGGCATCTTGTTTGCGTCGGAAGGTTTTGGTTTTGAAATCTTTACCAGATTTGGTAAGAACTGAACGGTAACGTAATTCGCCGTTTTTTAAAACGGTTTTACGAATGTAAAAATTTAACATTTGTGTACCTCGAATAAAGGTAAAAACTAAACTACCGTGAAAATCACCGTAGTTGACCTTTAGTACACAATTACTAAGATTTTCTTATCCTTGAAAATCTCTTTAAATTCAAATAGTTGATGGTGGGTCGTGCGCGATTCGAACGCGCGACCATCGCATTAAAAGTGGCATTCTTAAATTAAAAGTCCAATACAATCAATAGATTAAACCTTCCCTGTTTTCAATCTGCGTCAAATCACACCACAAAAAACTATGAAACAAGTTCTGGTATGACAAACTTGTGTCATACCACATAAAAATCAAAAAACAGAAAATTCCTTATTGTTTATAGCCCGCATGTTATAGTTCATGACGCAGAAAATTGATATTTCTTTTGCTCACTTGATGTTTTACAATCAACCATTATGGTTATCCATATAAATTTATTTTATTGAATGTCTTATTACTTACTAGAAAAAATAATTGATGCTGCTAAATGCAAGGAAATAATTTACGGTGGGAGAAAAGTTAGCATAGACATAAATAATTTATGTTACACGTTGGACGATGTTGCTGATTGTATTTCCAAATTGAAGTTACAACATTTTGAAAAAACAATTGAATATTCCAATGGTTTTTTTGATGTTTATCAAATTGAGTACACACCAAAAAGTAGAGAAGAAGCCGACACTATTTATCTTAAACTTCGACTGTTAGAGAACGATAAAATCCAAGTCAGTATAGGATCGTTTCATTTGTGAAAAATTATATCGTTGGACAAATAATGAAAACAACACAATGCCCTATTTGTAATACTGGTCAGTTGCAACTTTTAAAAGCAACAGAATCTATCCAATACAAAGGTTGTCTTTTGTCTGTGGATTTAGAATACGCCTTGTGTCCAAATTGCAACGAGGAGATGATTTTGACCGAACAAATCAAACGTAACGATTGTCGTACTAGAGATGCGTGGCGTAAATTTGACGGTTTACTAACAAGTAATGAAATAATTACGTTACGAAATAAATTAGGTATAACGCAACAACAGGCGGCTCAAATGTTTGGTGGAGGGGCTAATGCTTTTTCCAAATATGAACGTGGCGAAATAACTCAGAGCGAAGCAATGGATAAGTTAATGCGCTTGGCTTTAGAAGAAAGCTCTGTTGATGTTGCTACATGGTTAAAAAGCAAAGCTGGTGTTAAATCAACAGTCAGCACGAATTACAGCAAATCGTTCCATTCAATACCGTCTGTTATCCTTCAATAAAGATGATTCAACAATCAAATCACAATTTCACTTTGCACTAAATTTGGGGCTTCGTTTTCGATTCTTCCAGCGCGAACATAATACTTTGCCCCTGTCGTTCCAGTGCCACGCACGCTAATAACCCCGCCGTCAATTAGCGTCACCAACGATGTATTGCCATCGGTACTTGAAAGCGTCCCGACCAGCAACGGTTCGCGGGGCAAAATTTGTTTAAATGCAGACCAAACATTCGCTGTTTCCTCGCCTATTAATATTGTTTGCCAGACTTCTTTCAAATTCGCGGTAATGGACACCGAGTTTACAATTCCGTGAACCAGTGAGCCACCGACATTAACTCGAACCAAATTACCGACATTCGCCAGTGGCATATCTGTTGCGTTCATTGGCAGCGTGAACGCTTGTAACGATGGCTGCGTGAATTGCCCCGCTAAAATCCGCTCACCCAACGCACGGCAACCAATCGCATCAGTCATTAGCGAGTTTGTGACCGTTTGCGATAATCGCCCACCGTCCGTTTCTGTTAAGCGACACCAGCCAATCACCCCGCCCACTTCGCCGCCGTGAATATAAACGCCGTTTGCTTGGGCAGGGGTAACTGCCCGATAAGTTAGTGATTGCAACGCGCTGTCTGGAATTACCAGGTTTGGTGTTGCTTCTGTAAATTGCCACGGAAGTACAGGGTAACGCGGCGCAATTTTTAGCGTTCGACTGTTTCGGGACGGAATAACGATTGCGCCAATGTCAGCAGCAATTTCAGAAATAACCTGTATCGGTGTTTTTGCTGTGTATGAAAATGCCCCAGCAGGGACATTCCAGTTTTGCGCCTGCCAATCAATCATCCACCCGTTCGGAAGTTCTAACTCGGCTAATTGCTGCACGGTAAATAAATCGGCTTGCGTGGCGGAATGTGGTTGTAAAAACGGTGGCGCGAGCAAAGCGGACAAGCTATGACCCGACAGCCCGATTTCGTCTTTGGCGAAGGTTTTGGTGTGGGTAGTTTTCTCAGCCAGCACGCGCCACTCAAACCCGTTGATGGTGATGATCATTTCGATAGGCGTGTCGCCCGCTGAAACCAAAAGCGGCAACTGGTCAACGTCGAGCAATTTACAACTGAACTGCCACGCCCACGAATCAGCGTCGAGCGAAAGCGAAATGCCAGCCACGTTTAGCGGCGTTAAATCAACCAATGTTGCTGTAATGGTGTGCTGCATTTGATAAACCGTTTTTGTTGGGATTGTGAATGTGACGACATCGGTTGGCGGCAAAGGTGGTCGTGGTGGGTCGATAACTGTGCCACCATTACCGCCTCCACCTCCGCCACTGAATACTTGCCTTTGACTATAAAGAACCTTTGTTGCTTCGGATTTAAAACACGATTTGCGTCCGTTTGACGTGGCTTTTTTAGTCGCAACGGTTGTCGATAAACGGAAGCCACCACGTTGCACCGATTCAGTTAACCGTTTTTTTGCATCGGTGAACGAATAAACAAAATCGGGTTCGGCGGTGTAAATTGAAACACTGTCGAAAATGGTGCGAACCGTTGTCACAGGCTTAACGTCAATCAATCCCAAGTCAAAAGCGGGCGTATTTGAAACGCTCGAAACCAAGTTAAACGCGACGGGAGATTCAGCTTGATAAACGGATTCCGTCAGTGAAAAAATACGCGATGGCGGCTGGGCGGCAATCGTGAACGCGGCTGCTGGCGTGTACAAATACTCTGACGGCATTTGTTTGTTAAGCGAAACATTAAAAACGTGCGTGGCATCATTCACATCTTCGACAACGAATTCAAAACGTGAACCAATCGGAATTAACTGCTGCAAATCTGCATTTGTTTTTGAATTGAGCGGTGTTGCTGTTTCAACGACAGATGATAAAACCATCTTTTTTGGAATAGCCTGCTCATGTTTAAAACTGGTTTTCGCACTGATTTGAAGTGTCGAATCTTGCAATGACACTTTTTCAGTTGATATTTTTAACGTATTTTGCTCAACGGATACCGTTGCTGCGCTGATTTGGTTTGTCGAGTCCTGCTGCGCCTTGACAGAAACGACATTTTTCACGGCGTTCAATTGCAAAAATGCGGCGTTTAGTCGCGCAGATTTCATTGTTTCCAGCTTTGAATTCACGCCGCGAATAAGTGAGCGTTTGACGTTGGAATCATATTTGCCGTCAAAGAATCCAACACAACCGTCGAGTACGGTGTTGAATTTGCCAAATATCGGGACAGTTTTACCACTAAAAGTTCCCGTTACGTCATCAAGTTGGACATTAAAACTCCCAATTGCGGGAATGGCGATACTGCTGCTAAAAACACCAACACAATCACCAATCTGGGCGCGAAATAATCCAATAATCGGCGCAGGTTGCTGTCCAGCTCCAAAATGAAACGAAACAGGCGATTTAGGCGGATTAACGCCTTCGTATAAGTCGAATTCAACATTGTAGAATTGAAACTTTATCGGACTACTTGGCGCGGTGTAGCCCGATAAAAACTCAAATGAAACCTTTTTATCTGGCGGCGTGTAAGACATTAGGTGGGCGTAAGTTTGTCGAAGATTTGTGCGTTAAACTGCTGGTCTGTAATCGCCACCGCGTAATAATCCGCGACGTTACGATTCAAACCGCATTTGAACAAAAACACCCCGTCGGCATCCGTGAACGTTGATTGAATCAACTGCCCCGACTTTCTGTAATACAAATTCACCCGCGATTTTACCTGCAACACACCCAGCACTTTGACCGTTCCAGTAATTACGCCGATTCGGTCTTCGGTCAGGTTTAAATCAAGCCTTCCAAGCCACCAAGGCATGAATTCACGACGAACGACAATGTCATCATTTTTTTGAATTACGTTTCCAAAAGGAATGAACGCCCCAGGAACGGGGAGACTAATATCTCGAATTGAATCGTTGCGCTGTGACGGCAATCCAAACGGCACAACTGCCCCAGCAACAGGATTCCGAAAGTCTTTGATTTCGTCATTGACGATTCCTATTGTGATTTCAGTCATGTCTGTTACCAGGTATTTGAAATTTCAATAAGGCATTGGTAAGAATCGCTATAACCGCCATTCACTGCTAAAAATTTCTTACTCGTAAATTCACCTGTCCCGATGACTATATCGCCATTAACAAACGGGCGATAATGCAATGGACACCATAATCCAGGGGCAGTGCCGCGAATACCTGATGGTTCTGTAATCATAACGGGCGATAAATGTAACGCGCCGTCAATGGTCGATGGATAGGCTTGCGGTATGCTGTTTCCCATAGCCGTACCACCTAAAGCAGAGCATTTTCCCGCTGCAATGGGCTGTCCTGTTTGAATATGACTTCTCATTAAAAAGGTGTGTGATGTAATTGTGAGTGTGTTTGTCATTGTAAAAAATTCAGCTACGTTGTAATTGTTTGAATTTCCAAAAATGGCGGTGTTAAACGCATCGCCCGATTTCTTTGACGGGAAGTCACCAAAAAAGAACGGATTAAGCCCCGCTCCAGAGTGAATGATGAGATAAAAAGCCTTCTCTGTTGCCACGACTATCCATGGTTGAACTGGAGTGGCTGACATATTAACGGGTATGTAAGTTTCAGGAGTAGCACCGTCACCTGTATTGATGTCAAACATCGATGCGTAGGCTTTGACTCTTGGTTCATTGTTTGAACCAACCACAAATGAATTATCAACTCGCAAATAAAAACCATTCGAGCCTGTGCCTTGTTTGTAAGCAGCAAGCCCCGTTCCTGAAAACGGCTTAGTCCAATCAGCGGGCGCGACTTTTGAAGTAATTGTGCCAGTGGCAGGGCTGACTGGTGAATTCGCCACTTGATAAGTGAAGGTGTTTGCGCCCGTTACCGTGATGACAAAATCGCCGTTGTAATCGGTTTGGGTTGCGCCTGCAATACGCACGAACGTATCGCTTTTTAACGTGTGGGCAACTGGCAAAGTAACGGTTGCTGTGGTATCGGTTCGCGTAATCGTCGCAGTTTGTGAACCATAACCTGTGACCAAACATCCGTCTAAAATCGCTATCAATGCACCCACCACATTCGTGTTGGTAGGTGCGCCAAAATCGGTACTTCTAAAAACTTTTACAGTCATGATATTTTTCTCGTTGGAATTAATGGAAATTGGGTAATAGGCTGATTGAAACGCTCGACAACTTCCCAGAAGCAGCCGCTATCTAGCGTGAAAACTTCGGGATTTGTTGACCATGTGGGTTCGATTAAATCTGAAATCGCACCGACACGATTGCGGTAATAAAACGGTGTGGTTTGTGGATTAGTTGGAATGACTAACGAGCCTGATTTGTAATAACGCCCCGCTTTCCAAGTGTCGCCGCATTCTTGCGATACAGTCACGCTGACGGCGTTTTGGTTGGGCATTAGAATTTCAGTGTTACCGTTTTGAACGGTTTTTTTTGTGACGAGTTCGCCCTGCAAATCATGAACGAAAATATTGAACGATTGCGCGGCATTCGAGCCATTTATCTCAACGTTTATCGAATGCAAATCGGCGATAAAATAACGGACTTCGCCTGTTTGCCAGCGAATTTGCGCGTGTTCAATGTGGGCGATTGACCAGTTCACGCCGTTGTCTGAAAATTCAAGCCGCCACGCCTTTGGAGCGGTCGCGCCTTGTGCTGCAAAGGAATACGCGCCGACGATTATCGCCGTTGCAAATTCAAACGTTTTTTCATGTGCAACAGCAGGCATTACGCCGCTAAAGCCCACGCCATTCGCAATCAAATTAAGCGTATGCGGGTGGGTTGAAAGCACGATGTCAGACACGCTAACTATGTCGCCGCCGTTGTTATCTGTGAAAACTAATCGCCAGTATTTATGGGGGGTCACAGGTTTCCCTCTGTTAATGAACCGCTTGTAATACTGATTAAGCCGCCAGCCTGCACGCTTAGATTATTGAAAATCATAATCGCGCTCGAACCCGCTACGCCGCAATTCATATCCGCCACGAAAGTACCGTCGCCGTTCAAGAGTCTCGCCCAGCTAATTATTCCTGTGTTGTCAGCAATCGGGTCATCAGCAATCGGTTGAAACGTCACCACACCTTCAATCGCAATGGCGCATGGCTTTGATAACGCGCAAGTTCCAAGCAAAACGTGAGTGGTAATCGCCGCGCCTGTGATAGCGGGTTTTGTTCCTGAATAGAGTTTAATAGTTGCGGGTGTTACGCCTGCATCAAGGGCAGAAATAATCGCCGAGGCTCTAGCATTTCGCAGGGCTGTTGAAAAGTTAAGCGACATTATCAATATCTCCGCGAGCCTCGATACAGAAAGTAAAATCGGGGTCTGTTGCCGCACCTTGACCAATGGACTGGATTAACCAAACGGGGGCGTTGGCAGCGTAAGTGTTGAACCGCATGACATTACCTGCTGACCAACCGCCGCCCCAACCACCCGCAGGAATCGTGAAATAAGGCTGCGCGGTGTTGGGATTGATAGGTGCTGTGTTTGTGTTGGTATTTGCCCCCGTGACAATTTGCCCGACGTGTTCGCCAACAACGTTAAACAGTGTCGATGTGGTAAAAATCAGTACCCACCGTTCTTGAATCGCGCTGTTGTTATCAACGAAAATCGGGTATTGCGTGCTGTTATATTGCGCTGCAACGGTTGAACCAATCACGCTGTCGCTCCACACGTTTGACCACGTCTGCTGGTCAAAAGGTAAGGACACGCGGGCGTAAATCGTGCCGTTAATCACGGCGTTTGAAACGAGCGTGTTTTGGATTGGGAAGGCGTGTGTCAGCGGTTGCGAAAGTGTGAGTTGCCCCGTGATTTGAACGTCCGTGACCACGCCCATATCTTCGATTCTATCAATAATGGTAATGGGTTGTGAAACGCCTGAAAGGTTAATCCAAGAGACCGTTCCCGCGTCCAAATTCGCGCTGTATCGGTCAACCGCAATCATGTTTCCAGCCGCATCTTTGATAACCACTTTCGCTAAACGAACTCGACCTAAATTAGTTGTAGTGCCATTTGAAAATGTACCGACGGTGGTTTGGTCATTCAAAATTACCGCCACGTCGCCCGTTGAATAAATCGGCACACGTCCGTCGGGCGGTAATCGCACAGGGTCAAGTCCTAAAATTGCGCTCGAAAGTGGAATGTAAACATACGACACGGCGTTATAAACAATCGTTTCTGCCATAACATGAGCGGGTTTAAAAATACGCGCATCAGCACCAGTGCCAACGATTGCGGCTGGGTCGAACCAGCTTTCGGCTTCATGACCCGTTGGCACAACCCACGCGCCGAATCGAATTTGTGCCACGCCTGTTTCGTAATTGATATAACCAAACATCGCGGCGGTATTGATTACACCGTCGTTATTGGCGGTGGCGGTTAAATGCGCTCCGCCTTCAAATGCGGTCGCACGAACTTGAAACGAACCTTGGCGAATCGGCGAAGTCGGCAAGCGAAATGTCACCATATCGACTGGCTGAATTGAAATATCGGTTAGCAGTGATTTGAGCGCGACGGTATTTGAGCCATTAGGCGACCAAAGGCTTAACGTTGCCGTGCCTGTTGAATAATCAAGCGTTCCCGCGTAATTGCCTGCGCCTGTGTCGGGTTTGATGTTGGTGAATAATTGCCCGTTTCTATCAACGTAAGTGTTGCCAGCCAAATCAAAACGCACGCTGCCATAAACAATGGTTTCGGCGAAGTCTGGTGTGAGGTCAATTTTAATGCTGGTCATTGTTTGTGTTTCGGTTGCGGTGTTAGGTGAATCCGAAACTCTGTAGCTCACTTTTACCCAGCCTGAATCGTCGTTCGGGTAAATTTGCGGAACGTTCAGATACTGAAAACCAGTAAATATGTTTCTATACGTTGACACAGCGGTGGTTGTATTTGTTGATATACCGCCCACTCCGACTCCAGGAGTGAACTCACTTGAACTCGTGTAACCAATGAGCGATTTTGAAAGATTTGGTATTGGCAATTTCGCGGTTCTATCAGGATTAAACAAAATCGTTCCATTTGCTAAACTGATAACAGATGCGGAATCTACCACGTCAGTTTTTATATGCCCGCTCGATTCCGTTGCTGATATTATCGGGTCAACCCATGTGCGTTTTGTAACCGTAGTTTCTTGGAACGTGTCAAGAAGCGATAAATCCTGCACGGTGTTCCATTCAATTTGCAATGTTCCTGGTAGAATGTTTTGGTCGGGGAGTGTTAAAAATAGCAGCCCTGCGGTATTTCGTGCTGGGTGCGTAAATTCCTTCGTAATGGGCAGCCCAAAGGAATAATTGAACGTAAAAATAGTGCCACCAGCAGGCAAAACTGCTGGGAAGAATTCAACCAATCCAGTGCTGTGCTTTACCTTTCCTGTTGCGTGTCCCGAAATGTTGCCGTTTAAATCCGAAGCCGCCGTTCTTGGTGTAATACCGTCCGACCACGTTATGACTAACGTCCCTGGTGCAACTCCCGCGTGGGCTAATTGCTGAGTAATTTTGGGCGGCTCAATAATGGCGGCTTGACGATTAAAAGTATTCGCGTGCGCTCCCCATGAAAAAATAATCTCACTGCCCACATCTGGCAAAACGGCTGTTGTCACCGTCGCAGTCCCACTCACATAATTCACCGTTCCGCTGCCAAGCCCCGCTTCTAATCCAACGATGCCACCTGCTGAATTGTCGCGTAATGAATACCACTTGCCGAGCGCACGGTAACTAACTGTCAAACTTCCAGGAGCGGGTGATGGTGCGATATTTATTGACCAAATGTAACCTCGATTTGCAGCGTTCACCGCTAAAGACGCGGTGTCAGCAATCCGAACAGGTACGGCGGCGGGCGTGTAATTAACCGTTTTTGAGCCTGAATAAGTAGGGCTGGTTATCGCAAAGTTAATCACGCCCGCAATGTAATCAATCGTTCCAATAACGGTTGTGCCGCTTTTAATTTGCCCCGCTTCATCTGTTATTGTCGAAGCACCCGCCGTAATCGTTAGCGAGCCTGGCTTGCACGGGTTTCCTAAATGCAGAGATTTTCCCGCGCTAATTTCGGTGCTTGTGGTGAGCGAAAACGGCACACCCGACTCAATAACGGGCGTGGTATAACCGCCCGCGTTCAAATCCAACAACGCAACTTCGGCTTGCGAACTTGGTATGACTTGCGAATAAACGCTGTCTACTTTGACCATGACATCACCCATCGCCGCCGCTTTGTCCAGCGGGCGTGCGCTGTAGTATTTTGCGGCGTTGGCAACCACCGTCGTGAACAGACGGGCATTGGGGATGATGCTGTCGTCTTTAGCTATTTGTGCGCCGATGTAATCAAACAGCAACGGTGTGGCGATTTCAATTGAGATAATTCGTTTTTGATACGATGTTTCGCCCGCTTGAAACGTTTGTATTGCATTCGTCACCAGCTTGGAAACTCGGACGTACTGCGATTGACCGACGTTCATCGTGTTTGAAATCATAAATACATCGCCGATAGCAGGTACGATGTTGGACGACGTGTTTTGGAATAGCGTTAATTGACGGCTGCCCGCGTACTGCGTTGACCAAACGAAACCTTGGTAAATAGAAGCCTGCACGCGATACGCTTCAACGCGCCCTTTTGCTGCGTCCCGACGGTCAAACCAATCGCCAGTGCTGAATAAATTCACACCGATTTTTTTATCCTTTGGCAGCTTTGAAAGCATCACCATTGAACCGAAGAATTTATCCGTCGTAATGGTTTGAATGGCGGCAAACAACTTTCTCATGTGAACCGCACCATAAACGCGGTCGAGCGTCGAAATGTCGTCAAAGATGTTATTACTCACGCCGTCCAGGATAACGTTTGCCGTCATTGCGCCGCCACCGTCTGCAACGTCGCTCATGTTGTCGGATTGGAGTAATTTAATGTCGCTGGCTAGGATTGTCATGGTGTGTTTTTAGTTTAATGAGGGAGGTAATCCGCGTGCGGCGGCTTCTTTTAGAATGTCCACAACGCTCGCAACGTCAGCGCGGGCGAAACTACCTGACGCTTCGCGTCCTGTTGGCGATTGAAATTTAATGGTAACGGTGTTGCTGTTGTTTGATTGAGTTTGCGGCGTTTGATTTGTAACGATTTCGCTTGAATTCGTGTTGTTATTTGAGGCGGTTTCTTTTGCTTTTTCTGCTTGAATTGCCGCGACTTTTTTGGCGTGGATTTGTTGCGCGATGGGTTGTGCAGAGCCATCTAACCCTGCCTGTTGTTTTTTGAAACGACGATTTTCAACGCCGAGCGTATTGCCGTTCATTTGGTCAAGCTCATCTAACAAGCTGTCGCGCTGTGATTCCGCCGCGTTTTTATCTGCGATTTGCTTGTCTTGCGCCGCTTTGGCATCGGAGGCTTGCTTTTCACTTGCAGATTTAGCGTCAGCCGCAATCTTGTCTTGAGCGACTTTAGCATCCGATGTTTGCTTATCGAGTTTCGCTTTCGCGTCGGCTGCGTCTGCGTTGGCAATGTTTTTTAAGCGAGTGTTGTGATTTTCGCGTGCGATTGATAAAGCAGCCGCGTTACCAGCCAGTGCTTGTTCTTCCTTCGCCCAGGCAGCGTTTTCTAAACCGACTTTATCACCCGCAAGTTGTAGCTTTTCGTTAGTTGCGGCATCGAGCTGGTTTTTGTATGTTTCTTTGGCTGCTCTGGCATCGCTGATTAGTTTGTCATTTGCGGCTTTTGTGTCCGCCTCAATCTTGTCACTCGCCGCCTTTGCATCGGCGACTCGTTTGTCGAGTTTCGACTTGGCATCAGCAGCATCAGCATCTTCGATATTTTTCAGGCGCGTGTTGTGGTTTTCGCGTGCGATTTTTAACGCGGCAGCATTACCTGCTAAACCAGCTTCTTCTTTTGCCCACGAGTAGTTTTCTAATCCGACCTTATCTCCCGCGAGCTGTAGTCTTTTAGTAACCACCGCGTCAAGCTGTGACACCTGCTTTTCTTTTGACGCTTTAGCCTCGGATTCGTATTTATCAAACGCCGCTTTATCGTCGGCGACTCGCTTGTCGCTTGCTGCCTTGGCATCAGCGACCCGTTTATCGAGTTTCGATTTCGCGTCGGCAATATCCGCGCTGTATATGTTTTGTAAGCGTGTGTTGTGGTTTGTTCGCGCTATTGATAAAGCAGCGGCGTTGCCCGATAAGCCAGCTTCCTCTTTAGCCCACGCTTGATTTTCTAAACCAACCTTGTCGCCGTCAAGTTGCAGCTTTTGAGTTACGGCAGCGTCCAGTTGCGACACCTGCTTTTCGTTGAGCGACTTTAAATCGGCGTTACTTTTGGCGGTCGCCGCATTGCTATCGGCAGTGATTTTAGCCGCCGCATCTGTTACTGATTTAGCGATTTTGTCGGCGGTATCTTTCGCACCTTTTACGTCTGCATCTAAGATGTTTTGTAAGCGCGTGGCGTGATTTTCACGCGCAATTTTTAACGCTTCCGAGTTCCCTTTTAATTTCGACTCGATGTCCGCAAAGGCTTGATTTTCTAAACCGACTTTATCGCCCGCAAGCTGCATACGCTCCGTGTTTTGACTGATAACGCCTTCGTATTCCGCTTTAACTTTTACCTGCAAATCCGTTAGGTGGTCTTTTGGTAAAGCATCAAGTTTCGCTCTCGCGTTATCAACGGCGGTTGAATCAACATTGATTTTTAAATTGATGCCGCCGCCAGACACGCCAACACCAAAACTGCCGCCAGCTTGTGCCTCGCCGCCGTCCGCAAAGTGCTGAACACCCACCGCCGTGCCAACAGAACCGCCGTTTTGATATTTTGGCAGTTCGTTTTGTGGCACTTGCATCGCGTTAAGTTTCGACATGAAACCGCTGCCGTATTTTTGCACTGCCTCTTTTTTGACGATGTATTCACCAGGTTCGAGCATCGCAGGGACGGTATCGCCGCCGCCAAAACCACCTAACTGACCACTCATTCGCGTAAAAGTCGGCATTCCGCCGTCAGCGAAGTGTTGAATTTCGCCGCCGTTTTGGTTGGTTTGAACGGTTGTGACGTAAATCGTGTGCTGACTAAATGTAGGCTGCTGGTTGTATGAAATAGCAGCCGAAGGCGCAGAATTATCCGCGTTCAGCGTGTGCAAACTATCTGTTGGTGTTTTTATTTGTGCAATATCATCAAACGGTTTTGATGCGTCGCTGCCGATTGTGTGCAAGCTGCTCGTATCTTTTTTATTCTCGGCAATCGCTTCTGAAACGGCTTTGTTTTCAGGTTTTACTTCGTGCTTGCTTTCGGTGTCTTTTTTGAGTTCAGTAATTTCGCCAGCCACCGCTGCCGTATTGCTGATTACGTTGTGGTGGGTTTCAATGGCTTTTTTGATTTCATTTAACTGGTCTTGCGTTTGCGCTACGTCGCTATAAACCGTGTGCTTGCTAAACGTATCGGCGGTAATTGTCTGCTTGAAGATTTTAGCTTCATTGGCTTCGAGATTAACCGTGTGCTTGCTGACCGTATCGACTTTTAACTCGTCGATTTTCTGCTGAATGGTGGTTATTTGGCTGCCATCCACGTTCATTTTCAACAGGTGGTCTTTGCTGATTGCGCTGTCGATTTTGTCGATTTCGTCTTTTAGCCCCGCCATCTTTTCGATTTGGGTTTTGGCGTTGGTTTCGAGGGCGTTGGCTTGGCTCTCCTCGGCGGATTGCAGTCCTTTTGTTGCTGCTTCGGTTTGCCCGATAACGTCAATGTACTTTCTTTTTAGGCTTGAAACTTCGCTTGATTGCGTTTTTTCAGTGGACGCAAGGCTTAAAATCAGCCCTTCGTTTTCTTTGGATATTCTTTGCGCTTCTTTAAAATCGCCTTCCGCCAGTGCTTTTTTGTAGTCCGATATTCCCGTTTCGATTTCTTTTTTCTTACTGGCAAACAACTCCTTGTCGCTCATGCCAATGCGTTCGAGTTGAAGGATTCCGTTTGCTTTTCTGTCCTCAGCGTCCAGGATTTCCTTGGCGTAACCGATAGCTTTATCGCGGTGCGATTGAGCCGCCGCCGTCATTTGGTCAACGGTACTGCGATAGGTGTTTAGAACATCGATGTCGATTTCTTTTTTTGCGTTGGCGTAGTCCTTCTCGTACTCGGCACGCTTTTGTGTATCGCCTTCAGACTTTGCGATTGCATCGTCATAAACCGCTTTTGCTAGAACCTTTTTGTTGTTGGCTGCTTCGGTTAATACACCCATGACCTTATCGCTGGCGGCAATAATCAGGTCGGTTTCTGATTTCTCACGCTGCTCGGCACTTTGAACAATCGAGTGATTTGCCTCGATGTCGAGTTTTAGGTTTTGAGCAATTGCTTCATTTGCTAATTTGTAGCGGGCATCAATCGCGGCGGATTCATTTTTGAGTGCTTCGATTTTTATGGCTGAGAATTGTTCAGCTTGTTGGCGTGCCGTCGCCAAGCGTTCAACTTCTTTTGCGGTGGCGGCGTTCTTTTCGGCTTCTACGCCTTTGATGCCTTCAATCTTGGTAGCGTTGTTTTTTTGTTCTTCTATCGTGGCATTACTGGCTGCGGCTCGTTGCTCATCAAAGGATTTCGCTAAAAAAGCAATTTCAGCTGCGTATTTCGCCCGTCCTTCTGCCGTTAAAACATCACCGTTGAACACGCTTTTTATGGCAATGCCCATGCCGATAACGCCCTGTGTGATGTTCAGCGTGCCAATCCTAAAGCCCTCGAATTTGGTAAGCCAATCACCGACTGTTTTACCCACTTCAAATGCTAAAAATACAGGAATCGCTCTGCTTAAAAGCCCGACGGCTGTCGCGGCACGGGTTGTTGATGTAGCAAAAATATCAGTTGATAAAGCCGCTCGTGCCGCTGCCAGTTGGGAAGCACCAAACGCAACCGCAGAACCCGAAAGCGAGGCAGTCATGTTAATAACCGCCTGAACTGCTTTGATTCCCATCACGGTTGCAAGGGTTTCAAACATTGTCACCAGCAACGGAACGTGTCCAGTTACGAATGTTGAAAACTTATTAAACCCGTTCGTTAGCGGTTCTAAAATTGGCGTGCCGAGGGTAGTTTTCAGGTTCTCGAATACAGCGAGCATTCGTCCTTTTGCACCCTCGAAATTCGCTGTCATTTTTGCAGCGGTTTCTTTTGATGCACCGCCCGCGCTTACGAGGTCTTCTTCAAACTTTTTTAACGCTGGCGAGCCTTCTTTCATTAACGCCAAAACGGTGGCTTTCGCTGTTTCGCCAAACGCCAAAACGGCGGACGCACTACTTACGCCCGCCTTTTTCATGCCGTCCATTGCTGTGCCAACATCGGACGTATTGATGCCCAACTTTGAAAGCTCAACACGGGCTTTAGATGTCGGGTCGTTTAATGCGGTTAATGTTGCACCAAGCCCCGTGCCTGCAACTTCGCCCTTGAGTGCGTACTTTGCCAGCACATCGAGCATTGCAGCGGTTTGTTCCACAGAATAACCAGCCGCAGCCGCTTGCGAACCCACGCCTTTGAATGATTCGTTCAATCCAACAACGGAAGCGTCTGAAAGATTGGCGGCTTTGGTTAAAACGTCGGCAACACGGGCTGTGTCGCTAAACTTCAAGCCCATAATGCCAACGGTAGCAACCAAGCCCGACGCTGCAACTTCCATCGACACCGATTCCGATGCCGAAACAGCTAAAACGCTGGGGAGTGCTTTCATTGCCTCGGACGCAGACAAACCCGCCCCCGCCAAAATGGTCAAGCCTTGAGCCGCTTCCGTTCCTGAACGCCCAAATTCAACACCAACCGTGGTAGCAAACTCGGACAGTTTTTTCATTTCCTCGGAGGTGTAACCGCCTTTTGCCGCGACCGCATCGAGTTCTTTTTCAAACTTTGCCGCGCTGTTAACCAGGTCTTTGAAGGTGTCGAAGGTGAAATATGCCGCCAATGCAGTCGCTAACTTGCCCGCATTTTCCTGAATTGAGCCTAATGTTGCCGACGCATTATCGCGGGCGTTAATGATGATTCGTGTGATTAAATCAGCCATATTAAACCGCCAATAAATTGATTTTTAAGGTGTAGAAATCCGCATCGTCGGGCGTTGAATAATCAATCCACGGTTTGGCTTCAATCGGATTTTTTGCGTGATTGAAAAGAACAGAAAAAACGCGCTCATCATTGAGTGTTAGAACCATTGGAGAGTTAATGGCGAGCTTTGCACTCAATGACTTTAAAGTAGCGCGACTGATTACGCCGTAATCGTTACCACCTGCCAGCGTAATGGGTCGCCCCGCTTGTTTCGTGCCGCTTTGGATAATCAACGCCCCCGTAATCGAATAGGATTGTGATTGTTCAATCGGTGTCCAATCAAACTCATCAACCCAAATCAAGTCCTCTGGAAGCGTCAAATTATCCAGTTGCATAATTAAGCGTTTGCGAAGTTGGTTAAAATCTCAAACGGTTCAGGTCTGCCTTCAGGAATAACCATGCGACCTTTTAATTTGATGTCAATCGGCTTTTCAGACAGCCAATCAATCGCCGATTCAGAGGTTAAAACCGCGTCCCAGATTTTGATTTCGACTTGCGCGTCATCCGCGAATACGTTTTGACCTTTCATGTGAATGATGCCGCGAACCGACGCTTGCGTGCCGCCTTTGATTGATTCCGCTGTGACCGCGTTGTAGGTGTAAGACACTTTCAACGATTGCGCGTCGGTAATGGCTGACGTTGGCAATACAAAAATCTGTCCCGCTACATAATCGACCGTGTAATCCGTGTCTTTGACGTAGGTGACTGCGCCTGCGGTGTTTTTTACCGCTAAACCTGTCGCCGCTAAGTTGCGGAACGCTAAATCAATCCAGCCGCCTTTGACTGCTGTTGCCACTTCATCAACTGCCGCGCCTGACGCTTGGGTAAATGGCACAACTGAACCTTGAAGTCCCATTGCCAATGCTTTCGGCGATGCTTTGTTGAATTCAAGCGTTAAATCAGACGGTTCTGGCAAGATGGCGGTTGCGCGTGGCATACCGTAATTGGCACGACCTTTTGAAATTGCGTCAAGTTGTTTTGAGTTCATTTTGATAGATAACGCGCCTGCGTTTAAATCAACAAAACCTTGGTACACGCCGTTTAAAAGACGGTTAAAAAGCACGTCGCCTTTTAATAAAATTGCTTCTTGTTGTGCTGCCATTGGTAAATCCTCGGTGTTTAAAATTGGTTACTTTTGAAAATGAATTTTGTTTGAAAAACGTCACTCCAATAGGTGGTGAGGTTTTTGTAATAGGTGGCTTTACCAGCCATGAATGTGACCCGCGCCGTTGTGCCTGGGGCTTGCCAACCGCGCAATGCCTCGTGGGTTTCGGCGCGAATCTCTTGCAGCAAATTGTTATTTTCTGCCCCGCGTAAATCTTTGACGCTTTTGACCGCAATCACCACGCCGATTTGCCCCGTCATCTCTTGGGAATAACCGCGCTGATTCAGTTTGCCGTTGGTGATTTCGCCGCCGTCTTCGTGCATTTGAATAACGAACGCATAAGGCGGTTGGATTGATGTTGGCATTTCAATGTCAAAATCAGACACCACATAAACCTTGTCATTCAATGACGGACATTCGTCTTTTAAGCGTTCAACGAAATCGTTAATGTCCATTACATTCTGTCCAACAAATCGTTGGTGAATACCTGCGCTGGGGCTGATAACTTTGGTACTTGCAAACCAACAGCAGGCGGTGCATCAAGCGGCGGGACACCAAGCAACGCCAATAAAGACGACTTGTGCAAATGCACCTGCTCAAAGAAAGCAATTGCCTCCTCGTAAGCCAGCCGCACATTTGGAATAACGCCGATGTCATACAAATAAAACCGCGTCATGTCGCACGCGCACCGAACAACATAAGGACTAGGTGTTGCAATGGGGATGGCAATCAAGCCGACAAGATAGCTGTCGATTTTGGCACTGGCATCCGCGATGGCTTGATTTAAAATCGCCTCGTTGACATCACCACCCATTTCGCCTGTCTTGTCGGATAATCCTGCGACCTCCTCACCCCAACCGCGAGCGATTAAATCAGCTTCGGTGCAGTACATTTACGCTTCCGTTAATTTGATAACCGCCGCTGGGCGGGTGCATAAGTTCAACGTGTTTGATTGCGCTTCGATGTTCACGCCTTTGTTCATTTCGAGCGGTTCAATCTTTGCGTAAAACGGTAAGCCGATGGTGTTCACGGTTTCCCAATAGTTAGCTGGTGCGAAACGCGAAATAAATAAATCCGTCACACCTTGTGGCACAGCGTAGGCTTCGTTATCAGGAATTTTTACCGCTGATGTACCTCGATAACGCTCGAACGAAACACCGCCAAAACTAATCGGGTTGCGTGGGTCGTTGCGTAAATCAGCCGCCGCGTTCCAATTCAATACGGTAGATTTGAGCGCGTCGTGTTCGATTAAGTTCTTCCAAAATGTCGCACCGCAATAAACCTTAATGCCGCTAAACGATAAGCCGTCTAATGACAATTCGATGGCATCAATCACTTCTTGAACCTTTATGCGAACTTTTGTTGTTGACGTAGCTAATGCAAAGCTAACAGTAGTTTGTGATACGCCAAATTCAGTAAATAACGATGATTGATTCCCCGCCGCGTCGTAATAACTACCCATGATGGCTGCTAAACGGTGCGCTTCGATGGTGTATTCGATCTGACGCTTCATTTTGGCAAGGCGTTCATCACGAATTGTGTTGATTGTCTGCACTTGGCTTTCGCTACCAAAGGCACGGACGCTCTGAACCTCATCCGCCATAATCGTCGCACGCTCAGGCAAATGCGGTACTTTGAAAGAACGGATTAAACGCTTATCGCCAAGCACGACTTGTGGCGGCGCGTTACGCGGCTGCACCGAAACCAAACCGATAGTTTTGCCATCAGATTCAATGGTAACGTCGAGCGTTGAAATACCCGCGCTTTGAAACAAACCGTTCTCGGCGATAACTGTTGGCGTGTAAGGGATGTTGTTAATTGCGGCGGTAAGGCTTGTAAGCGTAAAACCGTCGGCTTTAAATGGGTCAATAATCATTTTTTATCTCACGATGATGTTTTGAGTTGCCAAAGCGACAATCGCAGCGGTTTTGTTTGGTGCAGTGATACCTGCTTTAAAGATTAGTTTCGCGCCAGCCACTTCGGCAATGCGCGTCAACACGGTGCAGGCTGTGTCGGCGGTGGTCGCGTCGGTGCTGTTTCGCAAAATCGCGCTGGCAATTTCGCTACCGTCGGTCGCCGCATTGTTGTGCAGCGTGTATTTTCCTGACGCGGTGATTTTGCCAAGCACGGTGCCAACCACTAAGTTTTGCCCAGTGATTAAAGTCACTTTTTCAACTGACAAAGTTTCCTCGCTCGAAAGCAAGAACTCCGCGCCATAAACGCCTTCTGTTTTAGTAGCCATTAGTTAGAACCTCTTGCGTTCATTTGGTGGTAAATTGCCGACGTGTTAATCGCTGGCTCGGTGGTTTTTTCTGCGCCGTCAGCGGCTTGTGTGCCGAATAAATGCGCGGGCAGGTTGGGTTTTTGTTCACCTTTTTGCGCGATTAAATCGGCAGAAATGGTTTTGAATTGCTCTGCGTTAAAACTTAAATACGGTGCAGCAGTCAATTCGCTGTATTCACGACCTAATGCGGTGAACAACGATTTAATCTCTGATTCACGAGCGAATTTCACGGCTTTTTTTGTTTCCGCTTGCAGTTCATCGAGCTGGGTTTTCATATCAGCGCATTGTTTTTTTAACGCCTTGTTTTCGTCTTGCAATGCAGTAATTTGTTCGGGGGTTAATGCCATTTTTGAATCCTTTGGTGGTAGTTTGGGTTGAGAATTAAAGACGGTGGCAGAGGTTTTGTCGTCAGCACCCATCGTGACAAACGACACCTCTCTTATGCGATTGTTTTTCAAAAGGGCGAGTTCGCCTGTGTACGATTGCCCATTGATGCTGTGGGTTTGTGTTCCGTTGAGGTTTTCAGTTGATGCGGGAAAGATGCCGACCGACAGCTGCCACTTGATGCCACGGTCTGCCTTGGCTGCAATGTCTTTGGCAACGTCGTCAATGTCAGCGAATAAACGCCCCGCAATTTCGATTTGTGTGCCGATTGACACGGTTTCGATTACGCCAATGGGCGAGCCGTGATGATTGAATAGCAATGGGAGTGGTGCTTCTGCGGTGGTGGTTGATAAATCAAAGGCAACCGCGTTAAACCATGAATGGTCAGTAATAACACCACCAGCATAGGCAACACCGCTAAAGGTGCGCTCACCTGTGGTTGTAGGTTTTGAAAGCTGGAAGTCAGCTAAGAAATGGAGGATTTGATTTTGTGTTTTCATGCGCGTTAGATTGCCCGTCGTGTATGGGGTTTTCTAATCGCATGGTTTAGTAAAGTACGCGAAAAATAGGCAACAAAAAGCCCGACAGTTCGTCAGGCTTTTGTGTTTTTACATCGGTGGTGCTATTGGCTTGCCATAAAGGCTTGGTAGCACTCATCGCTCACTTCGATTTCGTCTGGGATAAAGTCGCCAATGTCGCGTCCCATCATAAAACGCTGGGGCTGGGCGTTGATGTAATAAGGTTCGCCATCCTCGTTGAATGGAGTGGCATAGACAATCCAATCACCCATGCCGCCAAGGTAGCAAAACCCCGCATCTTCTTTGATGACGAAGCCTGCATATTTTGGGTGGTTACTTTCGTAAATTCCGCCAATTGGCGGATTGGTTGTTTTAATTGTTGCCTCAATCTCGTTGTGTGGTGGGTCATCGACCTCAATCCAATCGACCACTTCACCTTCTATTTCGCCGTCGTGGTAAGGGCATTCAATGTATTTTTCTAAGCGTTTTTCAAGTGAAATGTTGCCGCAAGTGCAGCAAGCAGGATTTCTGATTTTCATTGTCTTTCCTTTTTGTTGGTTTGGCAGGGCTTTCGCCCCGCCGCTGGTTGTTTAGGCGATACCCAAAATGTGAAGTTCGTTGTTTGTGTTTGCGTCAACGTTCACCCATTTGCCTTTTAAAAGTCTTTTGTTAACGAGGTCGCTTAGTTCGTCGTAGCCAAGTCCGCAGCGTCTTACCGTTCTTTCGATGTCTTTGCCAAGGCTGTTGTAGGCAGCCATAAAGGTTTCAAAGTTTCTTTTTGTTTTGTTGCTAATTCTTGCGCTCATGTTAGTTCCTTTTTAGTTCGTTGTTTTAAAAGGCTTTTTTATGCCGTCGGGACACACATTGCCATTGACCATCGTGGTCAGCAAGTTATGAAAACCAAAAAGCGCACAAAGCCTGCAACGCTTGGGCTACATGGCGTTTGAAATAGTTTTTTTAGTACCGCACTGCCCACCCTGTTTTTGTTTTCGGTGGGCTTTGGGTTGGACGGGACTTTCGCCCCGCCACTGGTTTTATTCGGTTATGTCCTGCGCCGCTTTGGCAGCACACAATGCCGTGATGACCTGTGCCAGCGTTTCGTTTAGGTTCGGCGTGCCTGGGAACTGCTCTTGGTGCAGCCCGCTGGTTGCGAGTTCAAACAAGATGGCGTTGATTACCTGGGTCATTGTCTTTGCGCCAAACTCGTCGGCGATTTCAACGACCGCCTGTCCAACTTCGCCGAACTCTGTGGCGGCTTCTTTTAATTCGCCTGCCGAAACTTCGTAATTTTCGCCAAGCACCGCAACGACCTTTTTTGCCGCCTCGAAAATTACGTCGTTTGCGCGGTCGGTGTCGATGTCGCCATTTTCGTCGAGTTCAAATTCGATGCTTGTCATCAAATCCAGTTGTTTTTTAGCTTCTTCATTTAATTTTTTCATTGCCTTTCCTTGTTTGGTTGGGCGGGGTGTTTAAACCCCGCCGCTTGTTGTTTAGTTAATGCCCCAGATTACAAATTTCGCTTTGTTTTGGTTGTTGTAATACATCTTGCCAGTTATCAATTCCGCGAATTTCAAGTCTTCCGCTTGGTTTGCGGTAAGTTTCGATTCGCGTTGTGCTGCTGCGATGTCGTTGGTTTCTTTAAATGCCAAGATGAGCGATAAAAATTTGCGGTGTGTCGATGCTGTTAATGTTTTCATGGTCTTTTCCTTTGTAGTTTTGGTTGGCAGGGCTTTCGCCCCGCCGTTGTGGTTTAAGCCGCGATGCCTGTGAGTTTAAAAATGAATCTTGGTTGGCGTGAGCCGATGTCAAATTTTGCTTCGCCTGTTACCAAACCCGCTTGTTTGAGTTCTTTAAGCTGGCTGAATGTCAGGTTGGTAGCGCGTCTTGCTTTAGCCAAGCAGCCTGTTTGTGCGTGTGCGTCTTTCAATTTTTGAAATTCTGCTTTTGTTGCTTCGTTTAATGCGCTCATGGTCTTTTCCTTTGTAGTTCGTTGTTTTAAAAGGATTTTTCGTGCCGTCGGGACACACATTGCCATTCAATTTACGTTGTCAGCAAGTTAAGAAAATAAATCGAATCTTTAAAACGCAGAAAGCCCCGTAGCACTGGGGCTACGAGGCTTTCAGAAAGTTTTTTTAGTACCGCGCTGGCTGCTTAGTGCATGGTTAGGTGCTGCTCGATAATGTCCACGATGTCCTCAGACCACTGGTTTGGCAAAGCCGCCGTTGGCATAAAAGGACGGGCGGGAATATCCCCCCACAAATTTGGGAATTGCGCCTTCTTGCCACCGAAGCTCATCATCGCGGCTTGCGGGGCGTTTGTGCCAATCGTGACCGACTGTGCGCCTGCCTGAACCGTGAACGAGTTTTTTAAAACGCCCGTGTCGCTCAACGGAACACTTGAGCCTTGGCGGCGGTTTGCAATCGTGACGGGCGACAACGCCGCCCAGTTGATGCCGTCGGGCGATTTGGTGTCAACGAAACAAAGACGGATGTTCGATTTTAAACTTTGCCCGATTGAGCGCATTGCTGGTTGCAAATTGGTGACGGAGTTGCCTAGCTGCTGCAACCTTGCGTGCATCTCTGCGTTTTCAATTTGAACGGTGATGTCGCTCATCCGAAAACGTCCTCAAACGACTCAACTTTCCTTGTTACGGGTGGGTTTTTTAGGAGTTCAAGCCTGCTTATCTCGTTTCTAGCATCCACCTTAGCTTGTGATGCTGCCATCATGTCCTCTAGGTTTTTGAGTGCATCGCCCTCTAAATAAACACGCGGTTCGAGGTCGCACATTCTTTCGGCGAATGCCCGCTCATTGCTGGTCATAATTGCAAACGGGTCGTCGCTATTTTTAAGCTCAATAGCGCGTAGAACCCACCCGTATTTCTCGTCTACATACTCATCGATGTCTACTTCCATATTCCGCGCTTCGGACTCCCACCCACCGAGTACAATAATCGCAAACTCTTCCCTTCCTTCATCGGCGCGGCTATCAACCCACGCCTGTGCTTTTTCTAAATTAGTCATTTTATACCTCCTTCAATTTAACAATCTGCCTGTTCTCTTTTTTGTCGAACTCGTTTGATTCGATAACAAATTTGCGTCCGCTTTGAATAAGGATTTCGCTTTCTGTACCGCCATATTCTGACAACTTGCTTATGTCCGAACCTGAGCCGTTTTTCAAGTCAAAGAAAAACACAGTATTTCCATCGTCCCTGAAATGCGGTATCCCAGTCATTTTTTTCGTTGTGCTTGAGAAGTGGTTTTCAGTAACTTGCTCTCCTACGGCGTATTTTTCAAGTTGTTTTGGCGTAAGCGACAGGTCGCGCCTGACTTCTCCAGAGTGAACATCTAGCTTTTTCAACGCTTTGTTTAGCACGTCCGTGAACATTGCGGCGGCATCTGATTCAGCTTTGGTCACAACGTGTGTTGCCCACTTACCATTCACAGCGTTCAGTCTTCCGAACACTTTGTTTTCAGTGTATGAATAAACCACCTTATGCTCAAGCTCTGACAAACCCATCGCTCTCGCGTATTCCACTCCGTTTCTATATCTTGGTCTATCGAAATATCCGTCATCGACATCATAAAAATTGAGTGCGGTCTGGAGTTCTTTCGCATCAGCTGAGGTGTAATTTTTATAGTGAAGGTCGCCATACTCTTTGGCGATTGTCGCTTTAATTTTCGCCATTGATGGCGTTGGGTCGGATAATGAAGGATTGACCCAGTTTCCTTTGTCATCAAAGTTTTCTGGGAACTTCCATTTCATCGCTTTTAATGTGCCACTGTCCCACGTTGCGGCGATTGGGTCTTTTTGCGCCCCTTTGAGCTTCGACTTGGGGTTTTGATAACTTCCAGGGACGATTTCCTTTTTTACGTCGTCCCAATCCCAGCTTTCCTCAGTTACTGAGTCTTTGATTTTGTTGCCAGTCTTCACGATTTTTGTATTTAACACGCCATCTTGGAATTTATATGGGTGCGAGATTTGAAGTTTGTCGAGATTCTCTGCCGTAACATACTTTGTGTCTGGGTCTGTTTGTGGCGTTTCGCTGGCTAATTTTTTCGTTGGTGTTGAAACTTGTGCTGGTTTCGGTGCAGGAACAAGAGCTGGCTTTTTCAACACTGTTTTTGGTTTTGCGCCGCTTCCAGGGGACGCTTCTTTTTTCACATCGTCCCAATCCCACGTTTCGCCCGTTTTTGTATCTTTGATTTTGTTGCCCGTTTTTACAAGGTCGGGATTAAACACGCCGTCTTGAAATTTATACGGGAACGCTTTTTGAACTTTATCAATATGTTCCTTTGACCACGCCTTAGTTGATGGATGGTTTTGTGGCGTTTCGCTGGCTATTTTTGATGCTGGTTTTCCTTTGGGGATTGCCTTTGGCGGAGCATCTGCTGGAGTTTTAGCGACAATTTTATCAGCGTGCAGCGGGTCGTCTTTTGGCACAACGATTTTCTTTTTGAGTGTTTTCGCCAGCTTTGGTTCGACTGCTTTCGTGGCGGCTTTCGCCATCTTATCGGCGACCGCCTTGTTGATACCAGCCGTAATATCAGAGCCGCAGTTATAGTCCCAGCCCTTGTCTGGCTTCATTTTGTCGGGTTCGACTTTTTTGTTTAAACCGTTGTCGCCGTTGGAGCGGGCTTGTGCTTGTTTTTCGCTGAGAGAAACCACGGAGCATCGACACCTGTACCCGTTGGCGGGGTAATGTGCGTCCCAAAATGGGTCGTCAATGCGACGGATAATCCCATCGAGAGCGCGGTGGCTAGGACGAGTACGACTATCGTTAATCGCATCGTACATAAGGTAAGGTTGGTATTTTTCATTTTCTTTGAACTGCTCCCAATGCCCACGGTTGTAGGCGTTCTGAATGTTTGTGCGAAAGATGTTGTCGAGGCGGTGTTTCGGCAAACCTAAGTCTTGTACGGCAACTGAATCTTGCCATTGCTTGAACGATTGCCCATCCGCTAATTTTGCGGTCAGCGAATCAAGGACGGCTTGAAGTTGGTCAAGGCTTGCCACGCCAGCGATTGAGAAGTTTAACTGCCGTTGGATGCCTTGAAATTCACCGTAGTATTGCGCGGGCAACGCAATCCCTCGCGCTTCCATTGCTGCAATCGCTTCTTCAAACGGGACGTTAAACCCAACGGACGCTGGACTATCTGGCATGAGCGAAACCAATGCAATCAGCAGCAAACGTGGCTCGCTCTAAAACTTGGCGAAATTTGGCGGTGTCGGTTTCGTCAAAAAGTACCGCTAGACGATTGGCGAGGTCTTCATAATCGCTCGCCGCTTTGATGGCGTTAAAAATTGAACCTTCGGGAATCGGGCTTTTTAGATTTGCCAACACGTCGTCGGCGAGCGTTTCAATTTCTTGTTGGTTGGGTGTGAATTTGGGAACAATTGTTCCCAAAAATACGTCACGCTCTGATGTGAATTTAATCGGCTGGTTGGATGCGGCAAAGTTCGTAGATTTCGTTCCGCCAATTGGCGGATTGGAGTTTGGCAAAACGGCTGGTGGAATCTCAAAATCACCGTCTTCGTAATCATAAACACGCAACAAATAATCAGGCGTGAGTTTCAATATCCCCGCGCTTACCAGTCTTGCATCACGCTCGGAACGGTCAACCTCCAAGCCCGTGTTGTCTTCCATGACAAACGTCGGTGGCTCGCCCGTAAATCCGTTTAACGTGTGCAGTGCATTGACCAACGTCTGCACGTTTTTTGAAACCAACCGAATGTCTGCCCGTTTTCTGTCCTCGAGTACCGATTGATGCACTTTCGCTGCTGCAAATGAACCGCTTGAACCTACGTCGCTCGTGAGTGTTTGACCAAGAATGACCTTTTGAATTCTTTTTAAAATTGCGGTTTCAAATTGTTCAAAGGTCGCGCCGTTTTGCTGCACGCTCATAAATTCTGCTGTCCAACCATCGGGCAATGCCAGCGTGGCGTTTTGCACCGCCGCATTTAACACCGTCGATAATCTATCAACGGCAGGCGTGCCGTCGGGCAAAGGCATATCAGGCGCAGTCCCTTTTAAAAACGGAATGCCAGCGCGTTCAAGATTCTTCGCCCAGAATTTCCATCCGTTCACGCGAAATAACCATGCCCAATAAAGCCGCGACAACAACGCTTCGCCGTAAGGTTGGCGGTAAGTTTCGTTGCGAATCGTGAGTAGGAATTTGTATTGCGTATCAACCGCTGTTCCCATTGGGTCGAGCATCGAACGGTAAATCAAATCGCCATTACTTTTAGGTTCAAACCATTCAAACGGTTTTTCGCTAACTTCTTTTAAGCCAATTCTGCCATCAGGTAATTGCTGATAAATCACCTCCTGCACGCTGTAGCCGTATAAAACCGCGTTAAATGCCCCGCGTAATGTGGCGGTAATCACTCGTTCAATTTCACGCCATAGAAAGTTATTTTGTCGAACCAGACCCGACTCTAAACGCCACGGCGTAGCAATTAAGGCTTCGCGGCGAGTTTCAATCGCGGCATAAATTTCGTCATCGGATTCAAGGGCGCGGAGTTCTTTGCGATGAATGCCCAGCTTTTTTAGTGTCTCGTCGGTGTCCGCCATTTGCAGCAGATTGTTGAGTAAATAATCAATCGCTTGTTCGTTATAAAGTGCTTTCGGTGCTGACATTTTAAAACCTCCGTGTGGTCGAACTAATTGGACTGGATTGCGCCATACCTGCTGCGCCGTGCCACGCAATTGCCAATGACATAACGGTGTCGTCGTGTTGCCCGTGCGGTGCGGAATAACGAATCGAACCGCCAGCCAGTCGTTCTTGGTCAAAACACATCAGCTCGTTAATCAGCGGTTCATAATCGGGAATTGAAATCGTGCCTTGCTCAAAGGCGATGGCTAGTTTTTCGATAATTTCGGATTTGCTGGCGTTGGTGGTTTGAAAAGGGCGGACAGGCAAACCACGACGGTGCGCCAATTCGATAAACGGAATGCCCGTGTTGTTGGATTCAATCAGTATCGGTGCGCCTTTGAAGCGTTGCGACATAGCAACCAGCCGTTCTAATTGCATGACGTATTCGACTTGGTTAAATCGGTCGATTGCCACGATTTTGCGGTCACGGGCATCGACAACAGTAATCACTGTGAAATCTTCGACCCGTGCCAAATCCACGCCGATAACATAAGCTCGCCCATCGTTTTGTTTTTGTTCAGCTCTCCACCAGTCCGCGCCTTTAATTTCATAAGTACAGGCTCGAATGTTGCGAAACACGCCGCCTGCATCGTCTAGGAACTGAGCCAAATACTCCTGCTGGAAAGTCCGCTCAGGTAAATTAAGCCGCGCTTCTTCTATTTCGGCGGGATTGATAAACGGATTGCAGGCGGTGGGCATTTGCCACGATGCCCAGTTGTGCTGATTGTTGATGCCGCGTTGGTAGCAATCGTAAAAATAATTACGCCCTTTGGGTGTCGATAAAAACCATGCGTCGCCGCCTAAATCCGTCAACGTCGGGCGAATAGCATTCTCCCAAGTGGGCTGCAAGCGTTTGGCAATGCCCGCTTCGTCGATAATCACTCGCGCATATTTACGCCCACGCCCCGCGTCTTCATCTTCGAGTGACCAGAAATCAATCGTGCCGCCGCCCATGATTTCGAGGCGTTTGGATTGTTCGTTTTTGTTCGTGATAATCGGATTTAACCGCTGTTTTGATTCCCGCCACGCCAAATCTAAAACCTTGTAAGTCGGCGCAAACCAACCGACTGGCACGCCTTGTAATGCGCCCATCGCTAAATCGCAGCAACCACTCGCACCCAACGCTAACATGATGCCGAGCGCGGTTTTTCCGCTACGTCGCCCTAAACAAACCACGTTATAACGGGCGCGACCTTCCCAGACCTTCTGTTGCGCGATGTGCAACGCAGGCAATTTGAGTTTTTTTGTCATTTTTAGCCCCATAAAAAAGCCGTCTCGCCATTCAATGACAAGGCGGCTAGTTCCTTACAACAAACTGACAGTTTCGGTTATAAACCGTTGCTTAAACGCAAGGCGGCTAAGTCAGGTGCATAAGTGTATTGGATTTTGACAGTCAAACCGACCACCGCACCGACTTCGGTTTCGTAGCCAGTAAAGTCAACAAAAACGCCTTCACCCAAAACAACAGGTAATTCATAAGTCACGCCAGTTACAACATTAGTAAATCGCGCATCACCGTGGTTTAAAACCGTATCAATAGCGAAGGTTGGTAAAATCCCAGCCAAAGAATCGATTGGGTTAATTTCCGCAAGCACTAAATTTTCTGTTGTCGTTTTACGAATCGTTGACGCGAACAAATTATCAAGATAGGTTTTTTCGGCACTAACAACGCCAGACAACGCATCTACGTTGGCTTGAACTGTTGCGACAGCGGCTGTAATCGCATCGGCAACCGTCGCGTTTGGATTGACCGTGATGTAATCCGCGATTTCTTTTAGCGTGTCAAACGCCGCTGGTGCTGAACCAATAACTGTCGCAATCGCGGCATCAATCGCGGTGTTGCGATTTGTGACTTCGGTTGCAATCGCTGTGCTGATTGCACCGTTGCGAGCCGTAACTTCTGTGTTGATTGCATCGATTAAAGCCGTTGCGCCGCCTGTGCCAGCGTTGGTGACGGCTGTGTTTAACGCTAATAATGCCGCTTCTAAGCCGACAATCGACTTTTGACTGTATTTAATTTGAGCCATGATAGTTATCCAATAAGGAATGACGGTGTTACTTAGTCCGACAACTGAAAAGTGGTTTTTACAAGAACCAAAGAAACTCGTTTTTATATTCAGGACGTTGTTTTTCGTTCATCGACCCGCCGATAAGTAATTAAAAGCGAACCCTCCAAATGAACTGCCTCCAAAGCGTCAAGCCGCCGATTTATTGCATCGCTGAGAGTTTCCAAATAGTCGAGGCGCACACTAAAGGCAATATCAACCGCGTCTTGGGCAGCGTCAACATTGAGATTGTCCTGTATCGCTTCGGGCAACCCTTCGATTGTTTTAGGGCTGAACTTTGGCATTTTTTCTCGATTCGCTGATGGTTTTAACAATCCGCTTAACGTGGTCAAAGCTCCGTTTGACTGTGCTGGCGTACTCGACTTTTAACTGGCGCATCGTCGTTGCATCAACGTGAAGGTCAACCGCGCCGCTTTTGATTTCGTGCGAAATGCCCCGTCCGATTGCCCATGCGGCAAAGTAAAAATCCCGTTCAATCACGCAAACACTCCAAGATAAGAAACAACGGCAAAGTTGCCCGTGTAATCGTGACTGGTGTCGGTGAATCGCAGCACATACGCGGCATTCACAATATCCAGCATGATGTCTTCGTGTATTTCCATCGTTAATTCGCCCGCTGTTCCGTAAGGCACATAAACATTTGCCGTGTTAAAAATAAAATCCCCCATTGGTTTACTTGGTAAAACGCAAACGTAATCAATAATCGGCATTTTTGCTGTCGTCACGCAGGTGATGTTATTCACACCCCGCACGCCGTTAATAATGACCGAATGCGTCACAGGCGAAACGGTCACAGAATCCGTAATGATTGACTGATTTACCGATGCTGCTGTCGTAGTGACCGACTGCGTTACAGGCGAAACCGTAACCGAATATTCGCCACAACTCATACCGAAGCGTTGGTGACTTGCGGCACGACGGTTATTTTTGACCGATAATCGTCAATCGGCGGCAAGAGCGTTGTAATTTCGTTTGTTGCGCTTTTTGCCTGCAAATCGAAGTAATAATTGCCAATAGGCAGCGTCGCTGTAACCGCTGACGCAACAGACAAATAACAAATGCCATTCAGTGGGTCGTCCGTTGGATAATCACCAGCCGTTGTGGTCGCTTGTAAAATGGCTAACGCATCACCGTCCGTGAACTTCGCTTTTAACGTCAGCCAAAATTTGTAGCCCGTGATATTCATGCCGTTGTTGTACTTAATCTCAAGCAAATAATTATCACCAGCACGGATATTCGGAATGTATTTTTTAGCCATTGTCGCGCTCGATGATAATTTTCATGGGTTCGTTGTTTTGCTGGGCATTGGTGTTGTTAATGACCGCGCTGGTGGGGTAATACGGCACAACGCCTGACACCTTCATTGTTGAAACCAGCGTGTCGGCGACAATTTTGCAGTCGATGGGCTTCGGGTCATTGCCCATTGATTTCACCGCCATGCTGGCAACTTTTAGCCCCGCCTTACTGAACCATTCCCGCGTTTTTGTAAGCTCATCAATCCCTTCAACAACGACCTGCTTAACTGTTGATTCCAGTGTTGACAATTCACTCGCAACCCGCGCCCCGTCTTGAATAAGCTGTTGATAAATTCCTTTCTGCCAACCTTCTTTTTTTGCCTTCCTACTGATTAAGGCGCGGTCGATTCCTGTTGCGGAACTTATTTCGCTGAGGCTTTTGCCCGTTTCAAAAAGTGCCTTTGCTTGCGCCCATAATTGCGGTGTTGCCTTAGCCATCGCCTAGCACGTTGAATAACGCCCCGTTGCTTTCCAAATTGGCTTCTTTGCCCGTTAATTCCTGCCAGCGGCGAACAATCACGTCGCAGTATTTCTCGTCGAGTTCCATCAATCGAGCGATACGGTTAGTTTTTTCGCAGGCAATCATGGTCGTGCCGCTGCCTCCGAATAAATCTAAAATTGTTTCGCCATTGTTTGAACAATCCAGAATGGCATCGACCACCAGTTGCGTGGGTTTTACGGTGGGGTGCATTTTGGATTCTGCGTTTTCACCCGTTTGAGTTGCCATTGGATAATCCCAAACATTGGTGCGATAGCGTCCCGTTTGCCCCAGTTGAAAGTTGTTGGTGTGGGTTTCTGTGCCGTTTTTATAGGCAAAAATCAGCTCGTGTTTGCTGCGGTAAAACGTTCCCATGCCGCCGTTGTTTTTATTCCAAACGCAGAGATTTTTGAGTTCGGTGTAAATTTCGCCAGCGGCAGTGAGTTCTTGAATGTGCCGCCAATCCATGCAGATGTAGTGAATTGAGCCGTCTTTTGATGATGCAATCAAGCAAGTGAACGCAGCGCGTAAAAAGTCAGTGAATTCGTCTTTGGTCATTTCTCCCGAAGCCATTTTGAATTCACCGTGAATTTTGCCGATGCCCGCTTTTGACGTGCCGCTTCCAAGCCCCACGATTTTTACGTTGTACGGTGGGTCAGTAAAAACCATGTCAGCTTTATCGCCACCCATTAGCGTGTCCACCGCATCAATGCTGGTGCTGTCGCCGCACATCACCCGATGATTGCCACACAACCAAACGTCGCCCAGTTTCGTAATCGGTACGAGTGGTGGTTCTGGCACGGCATCAAGGTCGGCATCGTCGTCAATTGTAGATTCGTCATCAATCGTCAAATCGAAATCATCAAAGCCTGTCAAATCTAGGTCGAAACCTAATTCGTCGAGTTCCGTCAATTCAAGACGCAGTAAATCCATGTCCCATTCAGATTCGCTGACTTTATTGTCGGCGATGCGAGCGGCTTTGGCTTGTGCAGGTGTGAGGTCGGTGCGAACGATGACGGGGATGGTTTCCATACCCAGTTTTTTACAGGCAAGCAACCGTCCGTGACCTTTAATGACCACGTTGTCAGCATCCACCACAATCGGCACGTCGTGACCGTATTCCGCAATCATTGATGCTAATTTATCAATCTGAGCTGGCGGGTGTTTTTTGGTGTTGTTGGCGTAAGGAATCACACTTTCGATAGCAACCCGAATAATTTGTGCGTCAAATTTGTTCATTTGCCCGTCCAGCGTGCTTTTTCTTTTCTCACATCAACGTGAACAAATGTTGGATAAAGTCCCATGCCGCCAACATCGAATTTTTGTTCGATAAATTTATGTAGCAATTTCGGTGTCAATCCATCAACAAAAATATCTGCCGCATTACCTAAAACGTGCTGGCTGTGGCGTGCGCCACCAACGTGGTGATTATGGTGTTCACAGCGAACACCGCTTAAAACATGAATCGGTTCATCAACAGCAACTCGTATCTGCTCGAGTAATTCGACCAACGCCATGTTGATGTTAGACGCGCCACAGCCACAATGGCAGGTGAATTCAGCACGATTAAAATGCGCGGATAATTGGCTCATTTTTCAACTCCCGTCGTGGAGCATTTGTTGATGCCGAGTTTTTTGCGTAAAAATAGCTCAATGAAATAAATCGCACGGCTGCCCATGTGACCCGAAAGCCCGACTAATGCGGCGGTGATGGTTTGGTCGAGGTTGGAGGTTTGGCACAAAAAGAAGGTAATCACGCCAACGAAACTACTGATGACCATTTCACCGATAAGTTCGGTGACGCTGAAACGTTTAGTCATGCCTTGTTTGATTTTGCGGATATAGCTGGCAATGCCGCCCCACATGGAAAGGAAGCACACCCACGCAAACGTCATGATGCTATCGGCGTTGAAATTAAAAGGATTTGGGAGCATTGGCGTAACCGCTAAATAGTGAAGTTAGCGGGTACATTAAGGATTTGTAGATGAGGTTTCTAATCGCGTGGTTTAGTAAAACGTGCGAAAACTTGAGATTTATCGAAACAAATCGCCTTGACGTTTTTTACGTTGAAGACCGATGATTTTGCAGATTTGTTGGTAGCTCAAGTCGTATTCTCGACAAAGCGCAACATGATTTCTCCCATTAAATTTTGACCAGATTTCATCATTACGAGAGGTGAGTTCTTTTGATTTTGGCAGATACAACGGTATTCCGCCGTAATTTTTACGGAATTCCCATGTGACCCTCGTGCTTATACTGTCCGCGACTTCCGATTCAATTGCACAGGCTTTGAGTTCACGCGCCAAAAACTCGCGCATTTCAGATAAGAAATTCGACATAAATCAGCCTCCAAACGTTGCGGGGGCAGGATTATAGACGATTTAGGATTTAGTGAGTTGAGATTAAGAAATTATACGTCGCGCTTTCATTCCATTAACTGATTAGCGTGTGGGTTTGAAATTTAAAGACCCACACTTCATAGAATTTATAAAGGATTGTTGAAATTTTATTTTTCACCTGCTGCTATAAAATCACGATAAGTTTTATCCCATTCCATTTTTGGAAATTTTTCTTTTATTGCAATTAAAAAATCGGACTGATTTAGCGTTTCAAAAGTAACGTCTTTGTAACGTTTTTCAATTTTCATTTCTTTGATAATAGATTCTGATTTTGGGAAAACCCGCTCCAACTCGCTATCTAGCCAACATTCAACATCTTCTTCCGAAAGTGCTTCTGAAAGTAATTGTCCTCTCAGAGAATCGGGAGGGTTTTTCATAACCGTTGGTTTGTAATAATCAATTACTTGCTTTCGTGAATTATTAAGCAACATTTGAAGTTCTTCTTCTACTTTTGTCTGATGGTTCTTCAGCTTTATTTGAAATTCTTCAATACGTTTTTCAAAAAGTGGTTTTGCGGCTTTCGATAAAACCCGTCCATGATTTTTACCCAGAGACTTTGCAAAATTATCACGAATTTCGTTAAACTCCCCCTCCAATATTTTTGAGGATAATGCGTCATTTTTTTCAATTAAATCGAAAGTAGTCTTTAATCTTCCCTCTAAGTCTTTGCCAGCACCTAATTTTTGAATGCTTATTGGTATTGCCAGTTTATGCCGCTGTATTGCAACACCAGTTAGGCTAAGTTCAACATACTGAAAATAAGATTCAAATACTCGAACCTGTCTGGCAATATCAAACTTTACAGGAGGTGCTAGCTTTAAACTTTCATCAACACGCTTGAATCTTTCAACATCCACTTCGATTGAAGTGATTTCGACGGGTAAATTTGATATACGCTCTTTTTCTTCAATCGTGGTAGCTTGAGCGACTGCAATGGCTTTAGCGGCTGGCGATAATCTAGTGAGAGCTTCTTTTGTTTGTTCTGGTGATAATCGCAATGCGTTAATTGCCGTTGTATTTTCAGCTTCTAAATACAACGGAGTTGGCGTGTAGCTATAACCGTCATCATCAACAATTAGCAGGGCTTGGCGTATTCCCTCGGCATGATTAACAATCATCCCCGCTTCACGAAGTAAATTGATTGCCTCCAAACTTCCATATCCCAAACGCAATGTTCGTTCGTCAAAATCAATCGATACAGTTAGCATTTCAACGCCGAGTTTTTTTGATGCTTCTACGAGAGCCTGTGCGGGTTCAAGTTGGATGCTTGGCGCAGAGTAGCAAACAGTTGTTTCTGCCTCGCTTATCAATTCTGCGATGCGTTTTGAAGTGAGGTTACAAAAGATATTTTCATTTTTAGACATTATTTCAAACCTTCCAAAGCCATTTCCAATTGTTCAATTACCGCGATAGCCTTACCGACTTCATTTTTTGTAATATCAACGATGCGTGAATGGCTTAATGGATTAAGCACTACAGCCCGATAAAGTTCAACATTACTCACCAGTTCTGGGTCGAGTCCAAATGCTTTCACCGCTTGCCAAAAATCTTCACTTTGTAATTTTTTCGCATCTTTGCAATATCGAACACTTAATTTTTTCTTGTCACAAAAATTCTTTAACGTAATTTCAAAAGCTGTCCGCGCATAAACCGCCGCCGCTTTATAATCACCATTCAACAAGTATTTGTTTGCTCGCTCTAAATCATTTTCATAATCAATCGGCAAAATAGGCGATTTCACATCATTCGGGCAATAAAACTCGGCGTACTTCCATTTCCATGCTTTGTTGGCTTCTGTTCGCATTTTCATCATGTCAAACCACAGTTTGTCATGCGTGATAAAGAAAATTTGATGCTCAGAAAAATGTTGTTCCAAAATATCAATCACAGGCAAACGATTTGCCATATCCAAGCCAATTAAAACATCGTCTAACGCTAAAATTCGTAAATCACTTTTTGGTTGTTCTAACAATGACGCAAAATAAATTGATAATGCAATTGCCGATAATCGCGCTTCATTTAAAAAATCATGGTGGGTTGGAATTGAACGATTAAAAAACTTTATATCGAGCCACAATATCTGCATCACAACGCTAAATGTGAAATTACAAATGATTTGATAATCAAAGAAAGCCAGTAACTCATTGGTTTTATCCGTCAAATTAGCCAATGCTTTTTGAAGTACGTCATTCATGAAATGCAGTTCTTCTGGATATTCTTTTTTGTAAGTATTTGTGTTCTTTTTGGCTTTTGATTTTTTCTGTACACTTTGCCAAATTTCACCAATCGTTCTGCCCGAACTGGATTCCGTATAATCAACGAGCAAATTTTCAACTAACAAATGAAACAAATTAACGCTTTTTTCTTCTTGCTTGCGGTGTAAAAAATGTGTTTCCAACAAACTTTTATAATCTAAAAAGCCTTTGGTTTTATTGGCATCCAATATAATCGGCGCGTCTGGAAATTTCGCTGGCAACCATTCATAAGCATTTTTGCCAATGGTTAATTTAACGAAACCATCGTCATCATCTTTAACAAAAATGTTCCGATGTTCTGAAAATTCAGTTTTGGCATTCGCCGATTCTAAAAACAGTTTCAGCGCGTAAAACAGCGACGATTTACCACTGCCATTTTCACCATAAAGCAGCAGATTTTTACCACCGAGTTCAATTTCAAAATTACCGTAAAACGCTCTGAAATTTTGGATTTCAATTTTTTTAATTCGCATCACGCTTTACCTTCAATAATTCTGACCACAGGCACGCTATCTAAGAAAAACAGATTGTTATAAAGCGGATGGTTTTTGTCAGTTAAGCGTCGAACAATTTGTTTCAACGCGCTAACCTTATCGCCTTCAATGACATCTAAATCAGGCAAATTCTCTTGAACAACCAAACTCATAAACTGTTTTTTGGCTTCGTGTAATTCCTCTGGGAAATACAACTCATAAACCAGCGCATCAATTAAATTTTCAAAGAAATTCGACATCAAACGTTCTTCGGCAAAATCTAAATCTGCTGAGGTATAAAAAGGCTGTTGCTTGATAAACAAAATATAATCAACCAATCGGCTTACCAATTGTTGTTGATTTTCGTCCGATTTATACACGGGAATATCTAACAGCGGTTCTTTGTCGAGTTGATAATTCTGCCCCTGCATTTTGCCTTTGTTTTTGAGCCAAAACGCCACGAGTTTAGAATTCAAAACTGCCGTTAAATACTTCAAATCAATTCGTTCTGATTTGATGACATAAAAAGTCGCTGACACATAACAATCAAAATCCGTGTAAGTAAAAATCGGCTCACCAACACACTTTCTCAACGCAATAATTTTTTCACCTTGAAAAAAATACTCATTACGCGCTCTGTGCAATCCATAAGGTTTATTGTCTGACGTAATTACGCTTTGAAATTGGTCGAGATGTTTTTTGATATTCGGATAAGGTTCGATATTCGCCGCATCTTTAAATGTTGAACCCGTGTAAATTATCCATTCTTTGTTTTCTTTTTTGCCACACCATTTACGCAATTGCTCAGTTGTAAAATATGGTTTTATCAACTCAAGTTCTTTCCCATTTAAATTTAAATCTACTCTTTCTTTTTCACTTAAAACAAAAATTCCCTGACCAACCTCAAAATTATCTCCTAATACGCTTTGTGTAGCTTTGCTAACGTAGTCGTAATGCGGGTGAATTCCGTTTGCTACTTCATTCTTTGTTAGATGAAGATTGCTTTTCTTTTGAATTTTGGACAAAACATTATCAAGCGCGTTATTGCTGAAAGTGAGTGATTTACCATCTAAATCATTTTTTGAAATTTTGGCAGATAAGAATTCATTTTTAGGTGATTTGGTTTTTGTTATCAAATCCAGTGCATCATTAAACGTTAATTTATCACCGACTAAACGTCTAAAATCGAAAGTGTAATTGTCGTTACTGTTGTCATTTCTAAACATCATCACGGACGTTTGAATGTCAGCACTTTCAAAAATCATGTAACTACCAAAATCTAACAGTTTTTCAATCGTGGTTTCTTTCAAAACTTTACTTCTCATTTTGGAAGCACCCGTATTTGTCGTCCAGTTATTGGTTGCAATAAAAGTCAAAATGCCAGTGTTCTTTTTGGTAATTTCAAGATTTTTGCAAACGAACAAATACCATAAATCCATTTTTCCTTGGTAATAAGGTGAATCTCTTAAACCATCAAAAGCAGCTTTATTGGTGTATTCTTTTATGTAAGGCGGGTTTCCGATGACAATATCGAAACCACTTTCACCAAACATCCACTCAACATCAAAAAAACTTGCACTTGCATTTTGGTCGTAAGAATTCCAACTCAACAGTTGTTGTACCGTGTTATTTTCGCCGCCGTGTTGCTCTAGCAAGGTGACAATTTCTTTCCGTAATTCTTTGTCCTCATCTCGATACTTTTGTTTTTTACTTGGATTTCTCGCACTGAACAGTTTATGTCTAATTTCTTTTAAGTCTTTCTTTAAAATTTCAACGTCTTTGTTATGAAACAAATCAATTTGTGATTTGGAATTTTCAATACCGATTAGTGTATTTGCGGCAACGAATTTTGTTTCTAAATTTGGAAGTGGTAAGACACCGAAATTTTTATCTGGTTTATCTCTATCAATTCGTTGGTCAACAATCAACGAAATGAAAAACCGAAGTTTGCTAATTTGAATAGCAATTGGTTGAATATCAACGCCATAAATACAATTTTCAATAAGATAAAGTTTTCGAGAATAATTGACTTCATTGTCGGTGAAAGTTTCAATAATACGCTTTTGTAATTTGAAATCTTGAACACGGTCGATTTGCCGTTTTTTCCATAAAATGTTGTGTGGGTCGATTTTTGTCAGAACAAAAACCAATTTGTGTAAAACACCCATTGGAAATGCTCCCGAACCACAAGCAGGGTCAAGGATTTGGCAAGTATCAATCGCTTTAATTAAGGTAGTTTTTTCAGTTGCTGAAAATTCAGGCGTAGCCTTTGTATAACTAAACAAATCCTCTAATCTTTCAAATAAATCAGTTTTGCGTGAAATTCCAACTAAATCATGGTCGCCAAGTAAATTACTAGCATTCAAACTTTCCAGTTTTGATTTGAAATAAGCCTTTAACGATTCATCCACCATGTAATCGACAATTTCGCGGGGCGTATAAAAGCTACCTGTTTGCTTACGCGCTGTGGTTTTGGTTTCAGGTGTGTAACTGGCAAGTAAATTTTCAAATACTTGTCCAAGCAACTCTGGGTCGAGTGCAATATCTTCTTCAACGGGTGTGTTTTCGGTAATGGTAAATTTGTAGCTTTTTAAAATATCGATTAAGCCTCTAACCTCAACAGCTTTGTTTTTTGCACCAAGATCATCACTTAAATCGACGTTTTTATATGAACCAAAGAAAATATAGTCTGGAACGTCGAGCTGATTATTACTGTCATCTGAAAAACTGTCTTCACAAACAATTGCATCACCGCATGGATTTCCTTCAGCATCAAGAACGTACTTATCCAAGCAATCAAACAAGCCACCATTCATAAACGGAACAATGTTTTTAACTAAATCTAAAAACACTTCCGAATCGTTAAAATACGATTGGTAGTGCATTAAAGTTGTATCTTTTTGATTATTGGGAGAACAAAATTTTCTTTCTTTAACTACCCGATTAAGTGATGCAAAAAACAAATTTTGCAAAATAGCGCGGTAATAATGACTTGTATTCGCTTTAACTGTGTCACTGATTTGAGGTTTGAAATCGTTTAATTGCGATTTAATCCAGTCTTCATTAAATAAATTTTCTGGAATTAGATTTTTTTCTTTGATAAACCAAACGAATAACAAACGGGTTAGCAGTCGAATAAGATTTTTTGCGTTATGTTCTCGGACTTTTTTTGAATCTGCAAAAACGCTTCCCTTTACTGACTCGATTTGTTCGGCATCAGGAAAATAAACTTCATCTATTGCCCAGAAATACCATTGCGACAATTCTTTATAGAACTGTTTGTTAAGCATTTTGGTATCTAAAATGGCTTGCCAAGCGTTGTGTAAATCAACAAAATTGGCATCGGCTTTCAAATTCAAATTATCAAATGCTAACTCTTCCAAAATAGCTACATGAGCAGAGTGAGGTTTGTTGATATGAATATCTTTAAGTAAGGTAACTTTTTCTAAA